TGTTCACATTGGTGAGCACGCTAATCAATCACGATTCATCCGTGTTGAAATGGCATCAGACGTAGATTCAGGTGCAGCCAATCCAGAGTTATTACCATTTGGATTCGTGGTTCCTAATCACCCTCTTGCTACGGATTCTGCTCTAGGTAAAGTAATGGCGAAGTTTCACCTTCGACCAACTACGAGCACAGATACAAAACTTTCTTCTCCAAAGGATGCTTGCTTCGGTGTCTCAACGGATAGACCTGATGCACCAGGACGTTATGATGAATCTTATCAGGACATCGTGAGACCTTTGTTCGGGTCTGAAGATATGTTCTCAGGATCTGAGTTGTTCTCATTGGATTTGATTGTTGCTAATGGTTCTCACGCTGACTTTACAGCAGAATCATATCACGGACAAAACCCTGCATCTTTCAATGGTATTAGCGGAGAATATGCAAGTGTCTTGGATAGTGGATTTGATAAGTTCACTTTGCCTCTTTGCGGAGGTCGAGATGGTCTTGACGTTACTGAAATCGAACCATTCTGCGATAGAATCACAGCAACTGGAACGCCTCTTACAAGTTATGCGTACAACTCAATTTCGAAGGCAATTGATATCGTCGCAGACCCAGAGGTTGTTGAGTGCAACTTAATGGCAATCCCAGGTGTTGCTACATCAGGTCTTACAGGAAAACTTATTTCTACTTGTGAGGCACGAGGTGATGCTCTTGCTGTTATTGATTTGACGGGCGACTACACTCCTCGTGGATGGAATACAGAAAAGGAAAGTCAGAGATTACCAAATGTTGACTTAGCAGTTTCAAACTTAAAGGATCGAGGATTAAGTTCAAGTTATGGTTGTGCTTTCTTCCCTTGGGTACAGGTAAGTGATGACATTAATAACCGAAAGGTTTGGATGCCACCTTCAGTAATCGCTCTTGGAACAATGGCTTCATCAACGGCTAATTCTGAACTTTGGTTCGCTCCTGCTGGATTCACTCGTGGTGGACTTTCCGCAGGCGCAGGCGGTCTTCCTGTTTCACAGGTTAGAATGAGATTAAGTTCAAAGGAAAGAGATAAACTTTACGAAGCAAACATTAACCCAATCGCACAATTCCCAGCAGAGGGTATCGTAGTATTCGGTCAGAAGACGCTTCAGGTTACTCCTTCGGCACTTGATAGAATCAACGTTCGTCGCTTGATGATTCACGTAAAGAAAGAGATTTCAAGAATGGCTGCTACAACTTTGTTTGACCAGAACGTTCAGGCAACTTGGAATAGATTCTTGGGTAAGGCAGAACCTTTCCTTAAATCTGTCCAGTCACGATTTGGTTTAACAGAGTACAGAATCATCCTTGACGAGACGACTACAACTCCAGAGCTTGTAGACAGAAACATTATGTACGCAAAGGTTTTCTTGAAACCTGCTCGTGCTATTGAGTTCATCGCAATCGACTTTGTTATTACTAACACAGGCGCTTCGTTCGAGGACTAATAAAATAAAACTAGGCAGGATATAATAGTTCTGCCTAGTTATTACAACATTACTTTTTATAGGAGATTGAAATTATGGCATTTTGGTCAGACGCAACGGGTTTTGAACCTAAAAGAGCATATCGTTGGGTTCTTTATATCAACGATATCAAAACTTACACAATCAAGAAGGTATCAAAACCTTCGTTCACAGTTACGGAATCAACACATCAGTTCCTTAACCACACTTTTTATTATCCAGGAAGAGTTGAGTGGAATACTATCTCCTTCACTTTGGTTGATCCGATTGATCCAGATGCGTCACAGCTTCTTATAGAGAAGTTGAAAAACTCTGGATATGAGCGACCATCGAGTGAGCAGGATTTAGGCACAGTTTCAAAGGCAAAGTCCATCGACGCACTTGGAACTCCAAAGATTCAGCAGCTTGACGCAAATGGTAAAGTTGTCGAAACTTGGACACTTGAAAATGCTTGGGTTAAAGACGTCAAGTTCGGTGAGTTAGATTACTCTGGCGACGATATGGTCGAGATTGAAGTAGAACTTCGCTATGACTATGCAAACTACGACGGAACTGATGGAAGAACTCCAGAGCGTCTTTAAAAAGTTCTTTACATTCCTATTATTTTATTTTATAATAAACCTACCATAATAAAGAAAGAAGGTGTTTATGAGAAACAATGAAGAAAGATTGGGGACAAAGAAGTCCTCATCTTCTCCCGCTGCCCCTCAAGCAGCAAACACTGGTCCTGCTCCTCTGGAGTTTGTGCGCCCGACAACGATTTTGACTCTTCCATCGAGAGGAAAGTATTATCCAGAAGGGCATCCACTCCACAATCAGGAAACTGTAGAAATTAGGCAAATGACCACAGCAGAAGAGGATATACTAACCAATCAAACGTTATTAAGAAGCGGAACAGCATTAGATAAGTTTTTAGAAAGGATTCTTATTGATGCTCGTGTATCACCAGATGATCTCCTTGTGGGAGACAAGAACGCAGTACTCATCCAAGCGAGAATTGATGGGTATGGTGCTGATTACCAGACAGCAGTTACTTGTCCGTCTTGTTCAACTTCACAGCAGTTCAATTTTGATTTGACAGATTCTTTAAGGGATGTAGAAAACTTTGTTCCAGATAACGTCGCACAAACAAGTCAAGGAACTTATATTACGACTTTGGATAATGGATGGGAAGTAGAGTTTAAAGCAATGACTGGTGCTGATGAAAATAAATTATCAAAGTCAGCAGCAAATAAGAAGAAGGCAGGTCTTGCTGCAACTCCTGTTCAAGACCAGTTGAACGCAATAATTGTTGCTGTCTCAGGTCATACTGACAGGGCAACAATCACAAAAGCAATTCAGCATATGACTGGTAAGCAGTCAAAAGCAGTTAGAGATTCTTATAGAAAAGTAATTCCTAATGTTGAACTTCGTAGTAATTTTGAATGTAGATCTTGCGGTGCTTCTACTGAAATGGAGGTTCCGCTGACTGCGGACTTCTTTTGGGCTCGGACCTGAATATATGGAACAAGTTTATGAAGCTTTCTTCTTCCTAAAGTATTACGGAGGGTGGAGTTTCATAGAGGCGTACAATCTTCCAGTTGGACTTCGCTCTTGGTTCGTCAAGAGGTTGAATAAGCAACTTAAAGATGAAAACGAAGCAATAGAAAAGGCAACTAAAAAGAAGAGATAATTAAAAGACCAAGCTTAAAAAACTTGGTCTTTTTTTTGGTCCTATAATTATGTTGTAAAGATGGCAGGGGAAGAAAAAAATGAGCAAAACAGAGAAAAAAAGAAGAGAATCCAAAGAGAAGTTGAAGATGTTGAAAAACAAAGTTAGTAAAATCGAGAAGATAAGATCTTCGGAGAAGAACACTCAGAATTGCTTCTCTGTTCTGATTTCTAAATTATTTAAAAAAACAAACTAATTATCAAAGAATACTAATAATGCGAGGTTATTGCAATGAGCGACAATAGTGAAATTACACCAATTGAGATTGATTTATCAGCAGGCAGAAATGGATTGATCAATGAAATTTGGCTTCAATTATTTGGTTCTGCTATTCAAAAGATTCTCGGAACAATGTTCGGAGGAGGTTCGATTCCAGTCAAGGTAAAGGGCAACAAAGAAGAGATTGCTTCTTTCGCTCAAACTATTGGTAGAGAGAAAAAGTATATGCAGGCAGTAGCCAAGCACGGACTAAATGACCCGAGGGTCTATAAAGATAAATTCAAACTAAGAAAGGCAATCGCTAAGTTTGAGAGAACAACGGGTATCAAATATCCGTTCAAGGGATAAGACCAAGTAGATGGCAGAGCAGACACCAGAGCAAAAGCTAAAGTCACTTCAAGATCAGAAGAAGTTGGCTACAGAGTTATTGGCTGAAGCGGAAAAGCTTGGTAAAGCAGAATCCGAAATACTTGAACTTAAACTGAAGGTAAAGGAAGCGGATAGAGAGGTCCTAAACACTCTTTTCGAGCAAGGTAGGATGTCGGCAGAGCTTGCGGCAAAGAACCTTTCACGTTCCCAAGAGAAGACGAAAGAGCTTGAAAAGCAAAGAGAAGTTCTCAATCAGCAGACAGAAGAACTAAAAAGACAAGAAGCACTTCAAAACCAATTAGGAAAATCAATCGAATCTCTTGCCAACAAATGGCGAGGAGGATTTGTTGAGGGTATTCTTGAAGCAGGCGTCAACTTTAAGCAACTTAATGAGTCAATAAAGAAATCAGTTACACTTACAAATCTTGCTGGTACAGCAATGAGCACGATGGCTCAATCGACTCTCGCTACAGCGGTTATGTTCGATCAAGCTCAATCTTCATTCGCAGCAGCTACAGGAGCAGGCAGAGAATATTCGGATGTCATTATGGATGTTTCCCGTGGTTCCTTGGCAATGGGTGTCGGGGTTCAACAAGCAGCCAAAGCAGTAGGCGACTTGTACAATGGAATGTCCTTATTTGACTCGCAGAGTAAGTCAACACAAGTAGAACTTGCGAAGACAGCAGCAGGATTAGAAAGATTAGGTATTTCAGGTGCAACTTCCGCATCAAACTTTGAATTCTCTATGAGGGTTATGGGTCAGTCAGGCGATGAAGCGGCAGCATCTGCCGAAAATATGGCAAAGTTTGCTATGGGAATCGGCATCGCTCCTGCAAAGATGGCAGAAGAATTCAAACAGGCAGGTCCCAAACTCGCTGCATATGGAAAGAATGCTACAAAGGTATTTGAAGGTTTAGCACGACAATCCAAGAAAACAGGTATTGAAATGGGATCTCTCTTGAGTTTAACAGAGCAGTTTGATACTTTTGAAGGAGCAGCAAATGCAGCAGGGCAACTAAACTCCATTCTTGGTGGTCCTTATCTTGACTCTGTAAAGATGCTCACTATGTCAGAGGACGAAAGAGTTCAGGCAATGCAAGATGCGATTACTATGTCTGGAAAATCTTTTGATTCTATGTCCAGGTTTGAGAAGAAGGCGCTTGCCAACTCTCTTGGGATCACTGATATGGCAGAGGCAAACAAGATGTTCAGCGAATCATCTCGTCTCGCAGCAGCGGCTCAAGAGGAACAATCCATAACTGCTGAACAACTGGCAGAAAGGCAAAAGGCAACAGTTTCAGTTCAAGAAAAACTAAATATGCTTATGCAGTCATTTGCAGTGCTTGTTGAACCAATTGTCAACGGATTGAGTTGGTTAGTGGAAGGACTTATGAGTTTGAACGATAAGGCAAATGGATATCTCTTTCCAACTCTTGCTGGATTGACTGTTCTAATATATAGCATCAGGAAGGGTTTTAAGTTATTTGGGAAAACAGCAGAAGAATCAAGCGAAAAGATCGGCAAAGGGTTATCTAAAGGGCTCTCTGCGCTTGGAAAAGGCATTGGTAAGCTTGGTATGGGTTTGACCAAAACAATACCATTTATGCTTTCTTTTGGCGCAACTACACTAATGGTCGGAGCAGGTGTCGCATTGGTGGGACTCGGATTCAAGTTAGCGTTTGACTCGCTTGTTAATTTACTTCCAGTGTTGTCAAACAACTCTGGCGCATTTATTGAACTCGCCATAGGCATTGGACTTCTCGCCGCAGCATTATTCGGATTATCTTTTGTTGGTCTCGGAGGTGTTCTTATCCTTGGCGGTATTGCCGCAGCAGCATATTTACTAGGTCTTGCTCTTGGAACAATATTAGATCCTGTTACAGAGGTCAGTAATTCTATCGGAATGATGTTTGAACAGATTAATGCTTTGAGAGAGGAGAGTGCTTTTAAGAATTTCGTAGAGGTCGTTGCTCAAGTAGATACGGCAGCAGTAGATAACTTGGAGGCACTGATGGATCAAGCGGACAGAATGGTCACTATTCAGGCGAAATTAAACGCACTTGAAGCTACCCAATCCATTGGAAATGCCATAGATAAATTAATATCTTTCGTAGCACCAGATGCTTCAGGTGCATCCGAGGAGAGGAAGAGGGAGATTATTCTCCAACTTAACAACAGAGAGTTTGGTAGGGCAGTCGTTGAAGCGCTGGACAACGATATGAAGTTAAGTTTAGCGTAATACACTATTTACTTTTGTAAAACTCGGGAGAAGATATGGCTACTTTTAATTCTTTTAATGGTGATCCTACAGACGCAAAGGCAAACGCTGGATATACTTTAGATTTTCATCACGTTGCTTCTGGAAAAGAAGTCAGATTTAAAGCTTTTATAACAAACTTGTCAGATCAATATCAGAGTAGTTGGGATAAGGAAGAGATTTATGGAAGAATGGATCCTATTCAAACTTTTAAATCCACTCAAAGAACAATTAGTGTTTCTTGGGACATTGTTGCAGGTTCTATATCCGAGGCAAAAAGAAATATGAAAGAACTTTCTCTTTTATTTAATATGCTGTATCCTTCTTATTCTTCAAAGAGTGCTGGAAGCACGACAGGGATGATTGCAGCACCACTTTTGAGAATGAGGTTTGCCAATCTTATATCTAAAGAAGGCAAAATAGGTTCAGTTTCAGAAGCAGGACTTTTGGGATCTGTTGATGGTTTTAATTTTGATCCAGTGATGGACGATGCAATGTTTGGAGATTCTGAAGGAAATCTTTATCCAAAGATTATAAGTTTATCTTGTACATTTTCAGTTATTCACGAGCACGAACTTGGATGGTTTGGTGAAGAGCAAAGAAGAGAATCGTTTCCCTATGGCAAGATTGATTCTTCGTCATCAGTTTCACCTAACTCTGTATCTTCAGAAACTGGAGTTCCAGAAGAAAATAGTTCTTCGGAAAAATCTAAAGAGGCAGCAGCAGCACAGGTGTTAGGGAGTATATAATGAGTAGATATAGGGACAGAGATATTTATGAGAACAAAGAGGACGTCTACGAGGAACTTCGAAACAAAAGAGGTGTAAAGAAGATATCACACTATGCCACTCCAAAATTTCGCTCCTTAACATTAGAAGAACACTCGGAGTTGTCTGTAGTTGTCCACACTTGGATTGTAGGCGATAGATTATACAAACTATCTCACAAGTACTATGGAACTACAGAGTATTGGTGGATGATTGCAAAGTTTAATGGAAAACCAACAGAATCTCACATCAAAATAGGAGATAAGATAAGAATTCCTTTACCGCTAAATAAGGCACTCGCTCTGTTGGAGGAGGAGTAAAGTGAGTTTACTGGATTGGTTTGACATATCACCGAATGCAAATCCCGTTCGAGGCGTAGGCAAAGAGGCGTTTGAGAATCCAAAGGCAAAAAAAATACTTGCAAGACAGGCAGAAGAAAAACGTAAATCTCAAGAAGCAGAGTTAAAAAAGCAGCAAGAAAGAGACAACAAGAAACTACTTGCTTATGCAAATGAGGTCAACTCAAGTCATCAAAGAATTATTGCAAAAGAGATATCAAAATATATAAAGTTCTATGAGACGCATACTCAAGAAAATAAAATATTAAATTATACAAATATTGGCAATGGCAGCGGAACCTCTGCGGCGAAAGCAAGGTCTACATTATTGTCTGTAAATGGAATGGAAGATTTTGTAAACCTTGATAATGCCAAATTATCTTCTTTGGTGCCAAGAGTTAGATTATTCAAAGTTTCCAGTGCAGGAGAAGTAGAGTTTACTTTTGAAGAGCATCAATCCCCAACATCCATCACTTCGAACAGAAGTATGAGAGGCACAGGCGTAGGCATAAAGAGTGTTTCTATCGATATGACTGGAGATTCTCCAGCAACAGCAGATAGGCAATTCAAAGTAAACATAAAACTTTATTTTTCAAATCTTGATGAAATATTTAGACAGAGAGAAGGATACAGGTACGAGGAGTTATTTCTTTTGCCAGATAGTAAGAGAGATTCTCAACAAGCAAAAGAGGGATCGACAAAAGAAGAGCACTCCAGGAGAATAAAGATGGAGTATGGTTATGCTGAACCTGATTATAGTTCCATAAACTGGACAGAGAAGGAACTAAAACTTATAAGACAAGCAAGAAGAATAATAACTTTAGGTCTTATTGGACACTCGATTGAATATAACGAAAATGGTTCCATAACAGTCGATTTAGAATACATCGGATATATTGAAAAGGAATCATTAAAAATAGATGTCCTTCGTTTAAGTTTAACTCCAGAACAACGTCAACGTCTTGATGACTTGGAAAGAAATATTAAAGAAAATGCTCCAAAGAGTGGAACACAAGCACCTGGTCAGAATACTTCAGAACAGGGCGATATCGGAGAAGTCAAGAAAGCAGCAGCAGAAATTAGGACTGAAGGATATCAGGCGTTTTTAAAGAAAATATCCAGAAATAGAAAGATTTATAGAATTAAGACGGCAAAATTTAGTAAGTTTGGAACGACAGAAGAAGAGGAAAAGTACGGAATTTTTGGTACAGGAAAATTAGGAAGAAAGAATTATCCTTTCACTCCAATGTTAGGAACTGAAAATGAGGACAATGCAAAGTCAAATGAAAAGATAATTCCATTTTTCTTTCTTGGCGACTTGCTTGACGAGGTTGTTGGACTTGCAAACGAGCACATTGTTTTGAAGGGAAACTATGAATTTGCTTTTGGTTCATTTATGTTTAAAGGTCTTGGCGCTACAAGTGCGAAAGAGGTATCTATCAGTTCGGTCCCAGTATCAACTGAAGCTTTCGGTAAATGGTTCAAAGAATATGTTATAAAAAAAGGAGAGAGGACAACTTACGATCTCTTTAGCTTTATTAATGACGTATTGAATTCATTTGTTGCAGAGACATTTTCTCCAAAGTTTCAAAGTACCAGTTATGGATTACGAGTTGAATCTGCACCAGTTATGCGTTCTCAAACTTTTAATACGACAAAGTTTCTTCCTCGTGGGGATTATGTAGCATCTGATTTTAAAAATATATTAAATGTCGGAGGGGATAATAAGAACTCCACCAATTACATTTACTATTATGGAGAAAACCTTCAAGTAGAACAAGATGGTTTCGGTGGGGATCCTACATTGGATGCAGCAAATGGCATTTACTGGCTTATTGCTGGAGCGGAGAATGGCATAACAAAAAGAATAAAGTATAGCAAGCAGGAGCAGAAGTATCTTCGTGAGGCAAGAATGACTCAACAGGGTATAAACGACAATAAATCTATTTTATTCAATTTGTATAAAGCAAATGTTGATCTGATGGGAAATCCTATCTTCAAACCAGGTATGGTTGTTTATTTATTGCCACCTTCCTTGACTCCTTCATCAGCAGAACAATTAGGGTTGGCAGGATATTTTCAGATACTAAAGGTTGGAAATACGATAGAAGATGGAAGATATCAAACAGATCTTGAAGCACAATGGATACGTCCGAGAAAAGCGAGACAATAAAATATGAGATATTTATATGAAAACCTTGGAGAACTCGAATCGCCTTCTGGAAACAACGATCTAGGTTCCAATGAGGCATACGAACAATCTGTATATTATGACGTAGTTTTTCCGCAGAGAAGAACACAAGCACTGCCAATCGTGTTGAGAGCAAATATTAGAGGTTTATATGGAAAGGTGGATTTAAGTGGGTTTGTTGTTGCTCCAAAAGAAAACTACATTTCTCAAATAGACACGGAGGAAGGTAGTTATAAAGCATTGTACATAGTGAAGGAGTGTTTCGAAGAACTCGCAACTTATTATAACCGACTCGACTCCAGGAATAAACTTGCGTCAGATTCCGTCGCACTCAAAGAGATTGTGCCAAAGCGAGCTTGGAAAAGTTTGACAAAAGACCACAAAAGATATCAACAAGACATTATTACTAGTTTTATCGAGAACAGAGATT